AAATGTATGGGAAGTAGGTGCAGAAGCTACCATAAATTTTTCATCTTCAAACGTCGCATCTGTATAAGTAGACCCCACTGCGGTTACCCCACTTACACTGTCAAACATAACAATATCGTCGTCTACTAAACCATGTGAACTAGGCGTAGTAACAGTAACTGTCTTAGATGAAGAGGTACTTGTAAAATCACATCCTGTTATGGTTTCTCTAATTGGGTGAATATCATAATAGGTTCCACCTGAATAAATGTAAAGAATTCGGTTAGTGCCTATAGCTGCATATTTAATACCAGCATTATCATCCCAATGATGAAGGGCTCTAGCGGCACCTGTTAATTTATCTTGTCCTAACTGTTGCCAACCACCTATTTTTTCAGGTGTACCGTACCTAAATCTTACATTATCACCATCAAACCATTGCCCTTCGGCTCCAGTTTCTGTGACTTGTTTGTTGAATCCGGGAATAAAACCTAATTTTTGTAGCATAATGACTGTTTATATAGTATTTTCACTATTTTTTAAAGCGTGAAGGCAGGCCCAAATGGGGTCTTCCATCATACTTATTAGCTAAACTATCATCTTTTTTATTGTAATGTAAAAAAACTTGAGCGCAACAATTACCTTTAAATTTATACCGCCAATGTTTAAGTTTACACCCTCGGTAAATTAACATGTCGCCTGGTAAAAGATTAACTTCTATTTTTTGTTTATTTTTTTCTAAATAGATGGGCCATGTATCCCCCCCTAAATTTAGGGTTGTTGATATTTCACAGCTTTCTCTATCAGTATGTTTTTTTAATATAGATCCTTTATTATAAATCCTTGCATATGAATATGTTTCAATCAGCTTTAAGTTGGTAGCTTTTTCCATAGTAGGTTTTAGCCACCACAAAAGAGTCTCCATTGCAGGCTCCCCATAATGAGAGTAAGTATTAGGTACCTGTGGATCGTCCCATCTTCCGACAAAGGGACTGCGATATCCGGCAGCATTTTCTGTAGAAAGAGTGGCTGCTATTTGTCTTTTTAAAATAAAATAATTAAAAATAAACCTAGTAAATTCTTTAGGTAGAACCTTTTTTAAAATTTTATAATCGTTTTTTTTAAAGCTCATCCTTTATACCATTTACAATTGTTTTCCTAATTGCCTGTAGATTAAAATGAATAAATCTAAATGGTTCCACTCCATCATCAACTGTGAACTGATGTGGTAAATAGGAAGGAAAGAAAATTAGAGTCCCTGGCTTTGGATTATTGTGTACTAAGGTTGTCCCGTATGAAATATCCGACACTTTTTTTACAAAAAGTTTTGTCATCACAGACCCTGGTCGAGGATCAAAGTAAATAGGTCTTGATGTTTTATCAGAACATTTTAAAAAGTAAAAACCCGATATGTGATTGTCCCAGTGTACATGAGTATCATGGTGACCACCACCCTTGTCTGCAAACTCTTGCACCCAAAAATCATTATAAAATAATTCATATAAACTCATATCGTAGCCCATTTGATCTAATAAAGTTTTTGATGTTTGTCCAACATAGTCTACTATGTTCTTTAATTCCGGATCTCTTGATATATCATAAGAGTGATAAGCCATTCCATGGTCCCCCACTTTAGACTTATAAAATTTTTCTCTTGATTTTAAGTGTGGGGCCAGCTCTTTTCTAGCGGCTTTAATATATTTATCACAAGCTTTATTCGCAGCACCTACCCACTCAGGTTTATTGATACTCCAAACAGGAGTTGCAAAATAGCTATTTGTTTTTAAAATATCATTCTGTGACATATGATGCCCATCCGTTTACAATATATTTATGTTCTTCTGGCGCTACTTTTCCATAATGACTATGTGTCCAAGCTGCAGGCCAAATAATAACTGTTCCTTTTTTAGGGGGTGCTAAAAATTTTTGTTGTGGAAAATGCGTTTGTCCACCGTTTAAAACTGTATTACAATAAAACAGCCACCCTAACATTCTTAAATTACTCCCATCTTCTTCACGACCTCCTTGTTCACAATGTTCGTTAGCATAAGATTGATTTGGAACAAATTTCTTGTAGTTACAAAACTCATTGACTCCCCATCTGGAATGATACTCACTATCAACAAAAGGGTGTTTAACTTTGTATTCAGCCAGGCAATCAAATAAATTCTCGCGCCAATTTTGTTCATAGACATTTACATGTATTTTTTCATAGAAATTTTCTAGGGGTGGCTTTGGTTTTATTAATTTAGAAGTGTTTAATTTATGTACAATTTCATCACAAAACGTTTCGGGTATTGCATTTTCTTTTATAAAAATATGACTCATCTTATTTAAATGGATACCCTTTATTCCAAATCACTAAAGAATATCTCGTTCCTTTGGTTACCGGTTGCACCCTGTGCCACACATGTGAAGGAAAAACAATTATGGACCCTCTTTTACGGGCTTCTACACAAGTAACAATCTCTTGTGGTTTGTCGGGGTCTTGTTCTCTGTAATCAAATTGTAACTCTCCTCCTTCATAATTGCTTGGATCGGAAAGAGAAACAGTTACAGATAATTTTCTAATCTTGTTATGGAAATTAAGGTTGTTAGGTTCATTCGTTGGTTCTCTAAAAGCATCAGAATGCCATCCATAATATTGCCCTTTTTTATAAATAGTAAATTGACAGTTCTCTGCCCAGTCCCACTCATAATTCCATTGTGCATTTTTATTTGCAGTGTGTACATAGGGGAGAATTTCATCATAAACCCATTGATCATTAAACCAAGATACATGTGAGTTTCTTTTTTTCCTAATTTCTTTTTGTAAATTTTTATTAGTTTTTAAATCTTGTGCTTTTGCCAGTCCTGTTAAGGCAAACTTAGAATTAAAAGATAGACCTTTTTCAATAACTTTATCACAAAACTCGTCCGATAAAGCACTTTCAAAGTACCAATAATAATATTTGCAAAACATAACTACAATATCTCTTTATGAACATTACCTTGAGATACAAAAAAATCAACTAGTTGTTTATATTTTTCTGGATCCGGGGTTAAGTCTTCATACCCTTTTAAATTAAATTTTTCAAAATGATTTAAACCAGCAGAAACTTGCAGAAAATTATACAACTCAAAATAAGCTATGGCTTTTTCATGAATCGGAAAATCCATCCAGTTTATATCCATGTTTTTAATTTTAGTAAAAAACTTGTTAAAGGTATCTGGCGGTTTTGTCTTATCTTTAAACTCTTTCCAAAACAGACTATCTTGTCTTTTTGTACAATAATGTAAATAAATAAAATTAACAATGTCTTTCATGCTGTTTACCATCATAGAATTAAATCTCTCGTAACCAGAATTGTTTTTCGTAAACATGTGGTTAACAAAAAAAGGAATTAATTTTAATTGAGTAACGGTTAGAAATAGAGAGGTGGACTCTAAAGGTTCTACGAAACTAGAAGATAAACCTACTGACATACAATTATTTATCCAAAATTTATCAAAGTAACCGGGCTCAAAATCAATTACTTTTCTAACAGTAATTTTTTTATTTAAAAATTTCTCAACTTCTTCGAGTGCTTGATCTTCATTTATATAGTTAGAGTCAAAAACATAGCCAGCCCCTATCCTGTCTTGTAGAGGAATATTCCACACCCATCCATGTGGGAGTGCGGTTGCTGTGGTGTAAGGATCTATTGGTTCTTGCTTATCTAAATTAAAAGCTAGGGCTTTTTTCATTGGAAGTGTTTCTTGTAAAGAGTTCCATTTAACTTTAAAATGATTTTTAATTAAGAGTCTATGGAAGCCTGTGGTATCAAAAACAAAGTCAACAGCATATTTATTTTTTTCACATACAATGCTATTAAGGTAATGATCTGAGTCGCAAGTTACTTTTTTAAAATTATCATTTGCATACCCTATCCCCCTTGCCGTTCCAACCTTTTTCAGATACTGGCCCATTTTACCTGCATCAAAATGCAGAGCAAAATTTAAGTTATGCAAGTCTACTTTTTTTTCATATGATAATTTAGCAGGGTATGTGTATTCATTCAGGTCTAAGTTTTTTAAAATTAAAGATTTATAATAAAAGTCTATGCAGTCATCTCCAAAATAGGGATCTATGCTAAACTTATTTAAATCATTATTCTCATGAAACCCATGGAAGTATCTTTTAGAATCCCCATTCCAATTTTCAAAACTAATCCCATTTTTTATAGTTGCAGAAGTTTCTTTTACTAACTCTCTAAGATCAATGTTTAAGTCCTTTAAAAAATCTACAAAATGTGGGGTAGTAGCTTCGCCCACACCGACGGGACCTATGTTTTCATTGTCAATAACTATTATATGTGATTTAGGAAAAATTTGTTTACAAAATAAAGCAGTTAACCAACCTGCATTACCTCCTCCCAAAACAGCTATGCGCCTATTATCTATCATATGTAATTTAACCATCCTGTTAAAATATATTTTTGTTTTTTTTTATTAATAATACCTTTATGTAAATGAGTGAAGTCTGTGGGCCAAATTAATGTTAGACCTTTTTTACAAGGAATGCTTAATCCTTGATAATAAAATTCTGTTCCTGCGCCTTTAGCAGTATTTAAAAAAGTCATAAACACCAACTGTCTATTTGATGTGTTAGGTCCCTCTCTTTCACAATGCCATATTTTAAAACCTGCCCCAGGGTTATAGTACTGAATATTTGGTTCCTCCACTAAGCTATACTTTGATAGTTTTGAAACACATTTATATCTATCTTCATAAAGATGAATTAGTTTTTGAAAATGCTTTGACCAATACTCTATAAGTAATTTATTATTTTTACTCAGGGCTAAGTCTAAACTTTCTTTTATTTCTGGATCTAAACGACCAGTACCAGTAGTTCCTTTTGTTGCTTTGGCCTTATTGTTTTCAAAATAATCTATTAGCTTATCGCAAATGTCTTCGTCAATAAACCACGCCCCAATAAAACTATCCAAAGGTGTTTTATATTCTTTATAGATAGATGCCATAACTAACTAAGACTCTAGGTTGAATTGTTACAACTCTATGTTTAACACCTGCTTTTATAAAAATGGCCTCTCCTTGTTTTAAAATAAAACTATACACTCTATCATGAATAACATTTAACTGAACAGACCCTTGATGTAGATGTAAAATCGTATCCATTTCAATATCCTTATGAGTTCCTAAGCCATCGGCATCATTGAATAAATTTAAAAACAGTTCTGCATCTACAAACCTATCGGGATAAGTTTTTTCTAAGAGCTCTACTATAGGATCAGTTTTACGGTTTTTAAAATTAGTCAGTTGATGAACACCATAATTAGATTTATAGTCAGTATCGGAAAAAAGATTTTTGTTTAAAAAATAAAGGGCTTCTTCAAAGGAAACAAAATGTGCCTTTAAATTAAATTTGTTGAAAGGTGCTTTTAATAATTTTTTTAATTCTTCTGTCATTTTAAATTAATATCACACATCCTCATTTACATCTACCTTTATATTGCCTGAAATAGTTATAGCTTCTTCCTCGTGCCTGTCTACAAAGTGCTCTAGGTAACTTGGAAAAATAACCATGTCGCCAACGGAACACTCTAAAGTTTTACGGGTTTCTAAATAACTTTCATCAAAGTAACCTACAATCTGTTTCCATGCAGGGTTTAAAAAAACTGTTTTACATTCTTTTATTTTTTCATAAATAATAAAAGAAAAATTACTTTGTGCGTGAATATGAATCTCTTGGTAATCCCCAGAAAGATATTTATTTTTCCATATATTTAAAATACTCATATTTTTAAAAGGTAAATATTGTTTAAAAATTTCTAGAAGATATTTTCTAGAATATGAGGATAATTTATTTTCTGTTGAAATAGTGCTCGGTGTTCTAGACTTAAATGATTTTATATAGGGACCCGATTCTATTTGTATTTTAGATAGATCAACCTTTACTTTATATATTGGAGTATGAAACAACTCTATTTTCATTTTAATATTAGTTTCTGTAGTTCTGGTAGCCAAGCATATTTTAATTCTGTATGTTCAAACATATAACGTAAATCATCTAACGTTTCAACCAGGGTATGACCAGGCATATTTAAAGATGTGTTAAGTAATAAAGGCGTCTTATAAACCATATTATATTGTCTTAACAGATTATAGTAATGATAGTTTTGATCTATATCAACTGACTGTACTCTGCAAAGATTATCCTTTGAAACAACATTTTTTAAATTTTTCTTGCTCTTTAAAACAAACATCATGTAGCTATTATCTACACCTATGTCATAAAACCATTCTTTTAATTTCTCTTTTAAAATGGAGCATGCAAAGGGCCTATACCATTCTCTCTTTTTTATTAAGTTAATTTTATTTAAACAGTCTCGATCAAAAGCATTCATTAATAAACTTCGATTTCCCAAGCCTCTTTGCCCTTGTTCTGAAGGGCCCTGAAATAAAGCCACGGGTTCTTTGTTTACTATTTTGGCCACTTCTTCCACAGTAATATCTATTATTTTATATCCTTTAAATACATCTAAATTATACTCAGGATTGAAACCAAGATATAAAGTATCCCTGTTTTTTAACTTTCCTTGTGTATAATAATACAGGGCTCCTATAGAAACTCCCTCATCACTGCACAAAGGATTAGCAAGAATCTTGTTGCCAGTTTTAGTTAAGTGGCTATTGATTAAAATATTTTGTGTAACACCACCAGATAACGCTATTGTTTTACTTTTATATTTATCAACAAAATTAAATGCTATTTCCTCACAAGCAGATTGAAATGTTTTTAAAAAATTTTGACTATCTTTGTTATCTATATCTGTATTTAAATTAGGCAACAGCCTGTAATAATTTAAATTACTAATTAAAAAATCTTTTTGTGTCTTAAAATAATTAGAGCTAAAACTATTATTAAATAATAGCTCTTTTTTTAAATCTTTGTCTACTTTACCCCAACTAGATAGAGCCATGGCCTTACCTTCATTATGAACTCCAAGGTTTAATTCTTTAACTACCTGTTCGTATGCTTTTCCTATTTGTAAGTTACTAGAAATTAGGGAATTATCATGGGTGTAATTAACGTTATCCGCTGTATGATATTGTTTAAACAATATGTTTAACCTATTGTCATATATACTCGTATTTTCTAAACAATAAAAAGTGTCACCTAAAGTAGAAGTGCTTCCATTTCCGTCCCAAACAATATGATAATCTATGTCTTCTTTAAAAAACCAAGCAGATGAAAAGGCATGAAAGTCATGATGTTTATCTAGATGCATATAAACCTTACAACCTTTATTAAATCTTAAAAGATTATTTTTAAATATATCTTGCCATAAATCCGTTACACTTCTATCACTAATTGCAGTAAATATAATTATATCAAAAGATATATCTAAAGAATTAATTTTATTAATTAATTCAGGACTGGGATAAGCATTGTGTTTACTTTTATTATACCTGTCTATTTTTTGGTGAATTACCAATTCATTATTAGAGCACACTGAAACAGAACCGTCATGTCCAGTGTGAATAGCTATTATATTCACAAATTCTTTCTAATTTATTTATTTAACTCCAAGTTCCAGCTTTTATGTAGTCATATTGATCTTCCAATGTGACTATTCCACTAAATGAAAATTGACCATTTGGATCAATAATTTTTACTACACCATCTCCACCAACGCCGGTATTACCTTGAGCGCCTCCACCTAAGCCGTCAACTCCAGGATTTAAAGGGCCTGGGCTTCCACCGCCACCACCGGGTGGTCGACAACAAGCGGGTAAACTTCCCATAGGGCCACCGCCTCTTCCTCCACCAGCATAAGTAACGCAGTCTCCCGGCCATGATGTACCTGGTCCACCTAGGGCACCTTGGTCTTGATTAGCCGTACCGCCTGTACCACCTTTTCCGCCGCCACCGCCGCCTGATCTATTCGACCAACCGGTACCGCCGCCGTTTC